GTAAATGTTTTGCTACCTAAAGAAACATTAGCAAAAGTTCCAACGACCCCACCATTAATATTGGCGACTTGTAAAGTCAGCGTTATGCTGTCGGGGAAATCTTCCGCGCTGTTGATGGCAAAAGGTAAATACCCCAACGGAAACAAAGTTTTAATAGTTAGACTTTGCGTTGCAGATAAAATCGTTCTGGCGTAATCAGTGTTACTGGTCAGCTCGTCTGCTACTTGTGCCACCGCTGTGTCCGATCCTGACGCTAGACTAGCTAATCCCACCCCGACCAAGCCATCTTGCGCTGAATCAAAGATAACCGCACTCGGATCATTTGGCCGAGTTATTACTATTCGGTCAGCGGTAACAGTCCCGCTGGCATCTACCTTGAAAGGAGACGCCCCAGCAGTAGCAGCGCCAGCGTAAAACTTATAATTCTGATCACCCCCGTCCATCGTCGCAGATGTCGCGCCACTTCCAGCAATAAACTTTGAATCAGTGCTAACGTCACCCGTGAATGCCCCAGCGGATGCGTTTACAGTTCCAGTGAAGGTTCCTGACGTGGCTGTGATTGCGCCGGTTATCGTTGCACCTGTTGCGGTTAATGCGCCAGCTCTTGTTACCCTAAAAGGCGCGCTTGCAAAAGTGTTATTACCTAGACTAATTCCGTCATCTGTCGATAACGAGACCCTTGTTGCGCCGTCACCAGCAATTAAGCTGGTAGAACCAATTGTGAACCCACCGACAGTACCAGTTGCGGCAGTTATGTTTCCCTTAATCTCAGCTTCTTGAAAAAATGCAGTGCCAGATTTATTAATCTGCCAGCCAGTTTCATTCTGTACACTGTAATTAGAAGATTCAATGGAGGCTGCTATCTGATTAGATCCAATGTTTCCAGGGATAACTTGCGTTGCGCCAACGCTACCCGTCCCCATGACTCCAACGCCAATCTTAGTCGCTGCAATTTTTCCACTTGAAGGCGTGCCAGCCGCCACCATTGGAGACTTCGCTTTATTCGCACTTCCGCTTCCTGGCGTTGCCCCTTGCGGATACCTTACCGCCTGAATCCAGTAGTAATATTCAATTGCATTGCCTAGTGCGTCTGCTGCGGCACGTTGATCTATATAACTGCTTGCTCTCAGCCTAGCAATAGGCGTATCGCTATCAGTCGGCAGTGTGCCGCTGGTGTTTCGGAAGATGTAGATTTGTTCCCAAGAAGCAATGTTAGAAGGATTTGTCCAGTTTAGTTCTATGCTGTTTATGCCTGACGTAAGAGTCAAGGCTGACGGGCTAGGAACATTTGGCAATGCCGTACTGATAACGCCTGCGGCTGTGATAGTTGAATAGTCACTAGCTTCTGGGTCGTTGTAATTGTTGCTATCGTCTTCAATTAAAGTGAGGTTTATCCCTTCCCCATCTTCTGCAAATCGCCAGCCGATACATTTGAAAACCTTTGGTGCCCAATTGCCGCTGTCTACTGCATCAAAATCGCTTAGAGTAAGGTTTACGCGATCCCCAATAGCAATTCGCATACCTTTCAGGTTGACAGGGACGGTAACAATAGTTTGATGATACGACTGTGCGACCTGCATTAGTGCAAGCCTTTGCGCCGCATATCGGTTATCGGTAAACGGTAACTTTATTTCTTCAGTTAAAACCTCACCATTGTCTCTAGCGACTGCGCCTTTAGTCTGATTATTAAAGTCGTTAGCCCCCACTGTTACAGGGCCAAACTCCATCATCTTGTAGTTTTCGCTTGGGTCTATAAACAAACCCTTGATGGTATTGAATCGGTCCGACCTTGGGATTGCAGTTTTAATCTCAACAGGCCCAACCAAATCATCCTCTGTTAACGTTTCGCTTGGGCTAACGTATTTGCCAGCAGCCATAATGTACTTGCCTTGGCTGTACGTCAGGCTTCCATTCATAGCAGTAAGAATCTTTGAGATGCTGCCGCTGTAGCTGTCAGCCCCGAAGATAACGCCAGAGCCTGAAAACCTTTTTTGCACTGCGCTGCCAGGAATTGGCACTAACTGGTCACAAAGATCTGATGCCGTAACTACCGCAGCCCAGTCTATTTTGCTTGCTGGTATACCTAAACCAAAGTCAGTGTCGAGAAGGAAATCAGCAAGTTGCAAGGCAGGGTTCTTGCCCTGCTCGCCTCGGTCATAATTTCCTTGTGCTGTTCCTGTAGAAAGCGTGTCATCGTCATATTTAATGTATGCTGAAGATGTTGGGTTGTCGCCTGCATCATTACCAGCATGAACATCTAAACGCGGATCGTAGACTTTTTTTCCTTGAACGACGCACTTAATATTTTGGACATTACCAACCTCGTCCCATACCTCTGCTGAGCCTTCGTTAATTCGCCATCTCGTATAAATAGAGGCTACGTTATCGCCCCTATGCGTTGCCAAGTATTCGCTGCTGGTTTCTGAATTAGACCTAAGTGCGGCGAAAGCCGTCTGACTGGCAGCGCCTAGCCTTGTGTCGATATAGACTATGTTCTGGTTGTTGCCGTCTTCGTTCTTTCGAGGACCAAAAAAACCGCTAATGACCTCCTTGGAAGTGCTGTTATAGGTCAAACTTTGAGTCAGATCTATCGATTTATCGTCAAAAAATACTGTCTTGATTGCATTTAATTCATGCCCAGCTAACGCTATCACTTGATGCAAATCTTCGTTGTTTGATCCCGTAACCTTTGCATAGGTCAACGGCCCACTAACCATTGTTTCGCCGTAAACCAGCTTTCGAGGCTCAATGGTAGAGCGAACCGTTTGCTGTCGCGTTCTATCATTATCGTCGACACTAAAATTGATCTTAGGTCTTAAAGCGCGAGATGCTGCAACCGTTGCGCTTATGACTACGGTTGCACCAATTACAGCGGCAGTTGTTCCTGCTGCGGCTCCTGCCGTTACAAATGCGCCTACTGCTTTAAGAAATGGGATTACTTGTGGCATACGTTCCAGCCTGCAATGATTAAGTTATCTGGTAAACGGACAAAACCCTTTTGCAATAAGCAAATTACCGTTTCCCCGTATTTTATCCCTGCAACTTGACCGATGCCATCGACATCAACAACGCAAGGATCTCCGTCTGATTTTGCCTTATTTGGCGGCTCCCCGATAGCACGAGTAAGAACTCCAACCAAATCTTGATATTTTGCAATTAAAGCGTCCGCGCTTAGTTCACTTTCGTATTCTAGCCCGTCTGCGTAGTTTTTGCCGGTGATTTTGTAGACAATAAATGCGGTGAACTGGCAGCAGTCTACTGAACCATATTGGAAGTCATTGCGACCCCAGTCGTTTAGTGCTTTTTGAAGGGCTAACGCTTTGGAATAATATTGTTTTTTACTTAAATTTTCTGGCGTTGTTCCTGATGCTTGTTGATCCACTTCCGCTCCAGCTTGGCTAACGCTTCAAAAATATTATTGTGCATTAAAATAATATAATCTTGTCGGGAATTGTATGATCATCTAAGTCAATATCTATCCTGCTTCCCGATCCACCTTTGCGCTTCCCCCAGTCAAGCGTTAAATCTTCCATTTCCTGCAAATGAGTAAAGAATGTGTCAGGCTGTGGGTTTTGTGAGTCTGGCCCGATAGGTGAGTCATTCTGTTGCTCAGAATTTGTATACAAGTAATTTGCTGACCTATCAAACATCGCCAGCTCGGACTCTGCGGTCAGCCTTATAGCATCGCCGTTGCCACCACCAAGCACAGCGTCCATTGTATCTATGAACCCAGTCCAAATAACGTCCGGTGTCGCTACAAGCTCATCTGAGGCGTTTAATGCCCCAATGTATAACGTTACTGGTCTTTGATAATACGTTTCTCTAGCGGCTTCTGCTGCAATGCTTGTATCGATGCCGCTAAGTGTCAATTGAATGCTGTATGGGCTGATCTCGTCGCCTTCTTCAATAGCACTAATTTGCCCAAGGTCTCCAGTACCTTGCCAAGCTCTAAGCCCTGTGCCGTCGTTTGCATTCCAGTTATAAGTGCCTAGACCGTTGTGCAATCTAATCGTGCCGGTTGAATTTGGCGCAGCAGTATCAAATTCTAGTTTAACAAAAATGATCGGGTTGACATGAAGCCCTGCATATTGCGCCGCTGTTGCTGTGGCTAAATCTCTGCTCATGCTAGTACGTCTTCAACTGCGTCAATTGTGAAGGATGCAATCAGGCCAGGCTGCGTGGTCCATTTAGGCTCAGACACTAGCATCATGACAGACTTTGGTGCGACAAATTCTACTGGCGCGTTGTTAGTTGGGCTAGACCTTAGCGGCGGGGCGATCGGGATCGCTACTTGGCCGCTGCCGTTAGAGTTGCAATCGGAGGTCACAATGTGCAGCGCATTATTAACTTCTATATAGTCGCCAGCTTTTAAGTATCCGGTTTTGTTCGCTGTCGCTCCGTCTGCGTTAAGCGTAGAGCCTAATTGATCATTACCATTAACGACTAAGCTGTTGTTGGATGGAGCAGTGCCTTGCCTGTCATAACCATAATCAGCGAACTCTAGCCTATGCTCTTGTCCGTTTAATTTAGCCAAAAAACCTTGCACCTTCCCTTTGTCTGCGTCTTGCAGGTTAGAAAAAGTTGCTGTGGTTTTCCAAAATGCGCCTTTCCTGCCTGATGTTTGAACTGCGTTAGTTAAACTTGACCTAAATACTCGGGTATTCTGCACTAGCTCAAATGTCTGGCTTGACGGGGTTAATCCGACTTGTGCGCTGAAGCTATAAGTGGTCATACGAAGCGACGCCTCCTCATCAGGTCTTGGATTGTAGCGACGGTCTGCTGAGAAGTCTGTTGCATTGCTGACCTGATCTTTAGGTCAACGTCTGACCCAGCGCCGCCAGAAGCATCTACATTGTTAACAATCGTTATGCCGCCGCCGCCACCCATTTTATTATTGGGGACAATCGAGCCTGTCTGATTAGGGACAAACATTTCTGGCCCACGCTCTCCGACCATATAAGGTTGCCCAGCTTGCACAGGCCCACCGATAGCTTTTCCGGTTAGCCCCTTAACGAAAGACAGAAAGCCGCCTGTGATCTTATCAATAACGAAAAGCTGCACCGCTTGCATGATTAGCTGCGCGGCCATCTTTTTAAAAGCATCTCCGACTGACGCTGTACCTTTTACGATACTCATTAAGCCGTCCGACATACTTTTAAAAGTGCTTTTTGTAAGCGTGTCGAGGTTGTCCTTTAGCGTCGGTAGTTTATTTAGGAAATCATCCAGAGCATTGCCCATTTTTTGAAAACCAGTAACAGTTGCCGCTGGCAATTTAGCAATACCGTCTTTTAATTCGGCTACTGTCTCTGCTGCTTCTCTGTTCTTTGCAATAAATTCTGTGATGTCTGCAACTAATACTTTGCCAGGATTCTGTTTTTTTAGGAGTTCTAGCTGTGCGTTAGTGGCTGCAATAGAGTCAGGCAAACTGCCCATCAGCTGCTCGGCTGATTCGGTTATGGAATCCATAAATGGATTGACACTTGCTATTTTGTTATAAGCATCAATGAACGTTTGCAGAAATGGGACAAGCCTGTCGCCGATACTGTTTGCAAATTCAAGGACTGAAACCTTTGCGGATAGAAAAAAGATTTGCAGGTCATGCACAACGTTACGAACGAAGCCAAACGCTTTCACAACAGTGTTAGCAACTTTTTGCCCAATGTTCCCAAAATCAGTAGAGTCGAGTGCCGCCTGTCTAAACCCGTCAGCAACGAACGTAATAATAGGCGCGAAGGCTACTGACAGTTGATTAGTAAGCCCTGTGAAAACAGCTTTAAGACGAGTCAGGGAATCATTCGCCGCCTCCATCTGGGCTGTATCAGTTCTGCTTAAGGTGACCCCTAACTGTTCGGCTTCTGCCGTCATTTTCTCCAGGGCAGCAGAGCCACCGCCTAAAGTGTTGACCAGCGCCACGCCTTCAGAATCGAAGAGCTTCATCGCCAGCCTAACCTTGTCTGACTGCCTCTCGACTCCAGCCATAGAATCAGCAACGACGGACATTTGTTGGTCTAGCGGAAGTTTGACTAGCTCCTCGGCGTTTATGCCAAGCTCTTGCAAAGCTCCTTTAGCTTCGCCAGTGCCTTGCGCGGCTTCTGCGGCTCTACGCGTAAACCGCTGCATAGCCATATCCATCGTCCCCGTGGATACGCCTGTTAGCTCTGCTGCGTGCCTAAGCCCCGAAAGTGCGGTAGTTGTAACGCCTAACTTATCAGCAGTTTTTGCTAACTCGTCACCCGCGTTGATTGAGGATTTAATTAAAGCGCCGAAGCCTGCTGTGCCAACAGCCCCAACAAGTGCGCTTTTCATATTGAATACAGCGCCAGAAACTTTCTTTAAGCCGCTAGTAACGCCAGAAAAACCTGTTTTGGTTTTGTCGAACGCTTTTATGATTATGCTTACGTCTTGCTTAGCCATCTTTGTCCTTCATAATCTTAAAGTATGACACCCATTCGTTAAGCTCAGTGAGCGACATCTGTTCCGCTTCTGCTATGGTCATGTGTAACCGATCAGCTAAGGATATTAAGTTCATCCTCAACGGATCGGACATCAGTTTTTTTCGGCATCCTCCGCAGACTGAATCTCGGCGAACATTTGCTCAGCAATGCCAGAAATAACTGACGTTTCCTCGCCCATAAGATCCATTCGATCTTCGGCAGCTTTAAACAGTTTTTCGCCATCTTCGCTGGCTGCTTTCATTACGATTAAATCAACCATTGAAGCGATGGTTGTGTTCTCCAGAAATTTAGGGTGCTTTTTCTGTAGCTCATTTATGTCGTAGCACGTAATCGGAAAGCAATACATAACGAAAGGCTGATCGTTCTCGTCAGCCCATGCGTCAACACTTATCATCCGAGATGAAACTGTCCGTCTATTGCGTAGCTCCTTCGCTAATCCCATCCTCTACTCCTAGACTTATACTTCGGTAATTGCGCCCGAAACCTGTACTTCGAACGAGCCTTCAACCATACCATCGAAAGATGCTGTGATTTCGTTGCTTGTTACAATACCGGTTCCGGTGTAATGCTTTTCACCGCTGCCTGTTCCTGTCGGATAAACATCAAAGTCGACAGAAGCTGCCGAGTCCATTACTAACTGAACGACATCAGCGTCATCCCAGTAAACCTCAGCAGATAAAGTTCCAGTTTTCAAAGATGAAACATAGGTGCGACTTGTGTCGCCCATTGTCGTATCTTCGATTGTGTCCGCAGACTGCG